CTTTTTTATAAATGTTTCAAAATCTCTTGTATCCATTATGTCACAAACCCTCCAAAAGTAGTTATAACATCCGCCACTTGCACGGAGGATTTATATCCATTTATGTCAATGCTATGGGAAACTTTTTTTATATAAAATTTGTTAAGTCCGTCAAAGTCATTTTTAAAAAAATCAGGGAACCCATTTCCGAATTTAACTTGTATTGTGGGATGCATAAGTACGTCTCCAATAATATTCAAATCTGCTGAATACCCTAATCCTTGAGGAGCTGTAGACGTATCTACGGCATCAAAAAAATATCGTACTGTAGTGTCTCCTATTTTACTGTCAAGATTATTAGCTTTCACAATATCTGACAACAAATCTTTTTGATCTGGATTATCTTTAATATATTGTTTTAATCTTGCTTCGTTTAATTTACTTATAGTTACAGTTTCATCTTCTACAGTGTAATTTGTAATAACTGTTTTTCCATCAATTATTTCAATTCGATTTCCGTCACCCAATCCGCTATCCCCTATATTATGTCTCCATGTATAACTTATCACATTTGGGTAAGAAGAATTAACTCCGTATTCAAATAATTTAGTGCTTCCCTTATCCCCTCCTGTACTTTCTTTCTGAAAATCTTTAGCTTTGTTATCATTTATTTTTGCGTTATCCACAAACAATCCAATCAAATCTCCTTCTTGATTATGGGATATACTGAAAATGGTTCTCCACTCAAAAGCCAATCTAACCAAAAATTTATATGTTGTTTCGTTTTGCAATACCGCATTATCCACCCCCAATTGATCATCCTGTATTTCAAAGTCAATATATTGATTATTTTTATTCACACCTAAAACTTCCAAAGCATCTTCTATTACTTGCTTACGCGTACCATCTCTATACCAAATTGTGTCCTTCAAATTAGATTTAAATTCTTCACTAAAAAAATTACACGAGTAAGAAATCTTACCGTTATTGTCTCCACCCCCGGAGGGAGATTGTATAAAACATCGTAGCCCCCTTCTTATTCTATTTCCTGTTAATTCATCATCATTTGTGTTAGCGTCAAAATCTATCCCTTTTTTCTTATACCCCCATTCTAGGGTAAAAGTTTTTCCATTTTTAAAATGCCTGGAATATATATTATAAGGATCATGTATCTGAATTGATCCGGTAGTCATTTTCTGTATTTCTTCAGTTACGGATATTTTTTCTATGTTTTGAGTTACATCTATTTCCCCATCTTCTCCGTCAAATTTAACAGAGAAAAAAGAATTATCTATAGGAAAAAATTTATCCATTTTTAATCCTCTATTGTAGGAATTACAATATTTTTCAATTTTGTAAAATCAAAACGATTTTCAATTAACGCCACTGTATTAGCTTCAAAAATTCTATACGCGAGACTTTCTGCATTTTCTCCGTATATCTCTCTTTTTACTGCTATTTCGTCTCCGAATTCATCAGAAGTTTTGTTATAATTTGTCAGCACCTTATACACCGGAATGGGTCTTCTATCTTTTATTTTGTACACATTTCCGTTTGCATTTGTGAATTCTATGTTTCTTATGTTATTGTACCTCAATACGGCCTACCTCCTAATGTGTTAACTATAATATCTTTAGTAGCTTCCGTACTTCCAATTATAGACGCAAACTGTCTAAAAACTTTTTCTATTTTATTCAATGCGTTAGTTTCGTCTAGCGTCAATTCTATATTTATTTTCGAGAATTGAGGAAAGCCTAACGCATTTGTATATTGACCAGAGTGTACAAAATCACATTTAGTAACATACCAAACTAGCGGGACGGAGCCAACTCCATAGCTAAATAGTACTTTAGGATTTTGTACAAACTGGTTGTTTGATGAAAATACCTCCTGTATATTACTTACAGGATTACGCAAAACTTCGTATAATTTTAGTTGTAAACTATTTCCGGTAGAGTTGTTTCTTTTTATCAAATCAATTGTAAAACTAATTGTCCTATTGCCAAACCCTCCAGAACTTAATGGCGCATAATCTAATCCGGGTATACTAGTTTGCGCATACACAATATTTTTACTGTCCTGTATTTCAGTAGGCACAATTGGAGATGTTATTAATAAATTAGAATCTAAAACATAAATGTAATATGGAATAATCCTAGAAATACTCATCTACCGCCTCCTCTTACGAAGTCATCCATTATAGCTTGCCTCATTTTGTCCTGTATACCCTCGGCAAAATTAATGCCTGCTTGTTTAGAATTACCTTCGGTGATATTTAATGTTATTCGCATTTCTCCAAAAGACACATCTTTTTTGACTATTGGGGTATTTGTATTTTTAGAAAAAGAATTGTTTGCAAGTTCACTTACTGACCCTTTAGGATCTTTAAGAGCTACTAAAGTGTCTTTAGGATTAGTTTGTACTACATTACCATTTGGACTTATTATAGCATCATCAACCTTAGTAAACTTCCCTCCCTTTTTATCTTCTTTAGGAGTTAGTTTACCCACCGCAAATTCCAACACTTTAGCTATTGCCTCAGATATATCTTCTAAAATAGATATTAAAAATTTAAATGTTTCTCCCACTAGCTTACCTATCACTTCGCCTAATTTTTCAAAAGCAGGGGCTAACTTATCCCCTATTAATTCAATTAACACAGTAGTTAAATCCATGGCCTCTGACATGTTTTTGACAAAAGCTTCCCAATATTTATTAGTATCTTTTACTTTAGCCATCCCTTTAAAAAATCCTTTAAGCAAAGAAGTCACCAACTTTAAACCAACTTTAAATCTATCAAAAGCGTTTATCAACACTTTAGTTAGTAAGGTTCCTAATCCTTTCAATATACTGAAAAATTTATCTAACATTCCAATATCTTTTAATTCTTTGAAAAATTCTCCGAATCCTTTAGCCATTTCACCTAAATTTTTACCCATCCAGGAGAAAATAGGTTCCAATTTTACTTCTAGTAATGCAAACAAAGCGGTTAATTTAAAAACTATTATATTGATTATATTAGTAATGTCTTTTCCCGCAAATTTAGTTAGGACTCCTAACGATTTCATTAAGGAATTAGTGAGGGCTTTAATTAAATTTAGAGCTCCTTTTATTAATACTTTAGCAGCCCTAAAAATATTTACGATGACTCCACCCCATTTTAAAAACATTCCTCTATTTTTTCTAGTCCAATCCAAAACACCTTGAAGAAGTGGGATTAATTCTTGCCGTAAAGGCCAAAGAAGATTTTTACTTAATATTTTGCCTACCGCCTGAAAAGTTAGTCCTATCTCAGGAATTGCATTAATAGCTTTTTTAATCAAGCCTAATGCCCCAACTAGGGCTACGGCTTTCAATGCCATATTAGTAAATCCTTTAGATATATTTTTTTGCATATCTTTGTTAGATTTCTTAACTTCATCCTTTTGCTTACTAAATTTCTTACCTATTATAGGAATCTTTGAAATAAATTTTTTGAGTGTGTTTCCTGCATTCGTAGAAAAATCATATAACGCCTTTTGCGTTTTTTGTACCCCTGCTAAAAATGGGTTAGGGTCATATGTTAATATTACATCTTCCTCTGCCATTACTTATCCTTCTTTTCTGTGAGTTTCCTAAAAACTTTCCACAAACGCAAAAAGTCCGAATACTCCATATGCAATATGCTGTCATAAGTTATGTTTCCTGCAATTTCTCCTATTAACATAACTTGAGCAAAAAATTCATCTATGTCAAAATCTATATATTGTATGGATTCCACTAACCATAACGATGCGCTCTCCCCCTGATAATTTAATTGGACGGGAGAGCTGAAACGAAAAAATTGGTTGTGTTTATTGTTGCCTTCCATTGTTTATTACAATGATTACAAACTTTATCTACTTTATTATCCAAACCGTACTCATTTATTTTTCTTCCAAATTTGTTTAAATCTTTATTACTTAACTTACCTATTATTTTAGATCCGTATTTATTTCGTATCTTATTGTCAATTTCTTTACCGTCTACTTTGATTATACATTTTATGTACACTTCTTTTTGTATATCTACTCCATTTTGATAGCCTACTTTATGTGCTGCTTCAATAAAATCTTTAAATACCGGAAACCTTAAAGACAATGAATTCACAGATAATAATATTTCTTTAGTAGATTTATTTGTGATTACAACCTCTTCTACGTCCATTGTTATTTCATTGTCTCCATCGTAATTATTAACATTCAAATCGGATATAAAATCTCTAGTATCAATTTCATCTTTTAATTCTGCTATTTTATCCGTCCCACACCTAGGACATCTGTATATACCTTCTACCCCGTCATCTTCCGGGTACTCAAGCAACATAATTTGCATTGCTAAGTACTCTGCGGAGTTAATCGGCATTTCAGCCAATAGTCTTTTGATGTGATCTTTATCTGAAATATTTCCTACAGTAACCACACATCCTTCAAGAAAAGTTTTCATTCCTGAAAAATAATCGCCACTATCTATGGTTTTCTTCGTTTTGAACATCACATCCGCAATTGGTTTTGTAATTTCAACCTCTGTATATTTTATTTGATCAACATACAGAGGTATGGGTAATTTTAATTTCATTTTTGGCTCCTAAAAAATATAATATCTACTCTATAAATTCTATGTTATAAGGTAGAAAACTGACATTAATTCTGTAATATCCTGGACTTGCTGCGTCGTATTCTTCTAAACTATACTTCCCCAATTCCACGCTACTTAAAGCCATTCGGTCTATTTCTGTTCCTGAACCATCCGTCTCTATTACAATGACATCTTTTTGCTCAGAATTTTCGTACCAATTTCTTAGGAATTGATTGGTATCTGCATTTCGTTTGTATTTAAATCCAACTTCTATCACAGGGATTATATCTACCCCGGTTTGGATAGTTCGCAATTTTTGAAATTCAGGCACTTCTACCGTAGTTTTTTCTCTGTTTATTTCCCCAAAATTAACAAGATTATTGAATGGGGAGCTATCTATTTCTAGTTTAATTTTTCTTGCCATATCGTTATTTTGCATAATTATTTATCTCCTTTTATAACAATATACCTACTTTTATAAATATCGATCCTGCAGGAGCCGGAAATCTAAAATAAACTTCGTAATTTCGCTCCCCTGCCTGTATACTTTGTTTTGTGTTGACGGGGGGTTCTATCGCAATTTCTACCGAATCTCCAAAAGTACTGATAGAATCATCATCTTTTATAAATTGTCCAAAAGTTTCTCCAGTTGGAACCGTTCCAGTACTTCCCACTATCCAAAGGTTGAACATAAAATTAAAAATGGCGTCTCTATCTGTAGCAATTTGGTTGAAAGAGTTTGGAGTGTTTTCAGATATTTGCAAACTATCCTCGGCGGATATTTTGATAAAGTTACGCATAATAATTCCATTAACAAATTGAAAATCAATACTTGTAGAAGGTGTGAAAAAATTTCTTAATATATTTCCAGACCCGGTAATAAATTGAATTATATTAACTCCAGCTTCCGCTATATCCGTTCTGTCTCTATTTGTAATCACTCCTAAACTTTCATTTATTAATGAATTTACTCCAAAAATAGGCATATCTTTTGTAGGAATATAATGTATACCTTTTGTTGCCCATGTCCGAATAGCTAAACCCATTATATGTCCGTTAGGGGGAATCTGCCTATCTTCCGCATCTACAGAATTTGCAAAAACATCTGTAACTCCTAACCACGTTCCAATAACCCCTTGAAAAACGTCGTCGGATCTTTGATATCCGTTACCTATATCAATAAGTTGCAATTTATCTTGATCCTTTAATGTGTGAGTAACAGCCACTGGAGTGTCACTTCTTCCTTTACAATAATTTTCTAATTCTTTTT